TTTTTCTCTAAGAAGCCGAGATATTTTATCCCAATTCTCAGGATATAATTTCTTTCTCTCAAGTTTTATTGGCATCTTTAATTTCTCTATTTTTATTTCTCTGTTCTCTTTTCAATATTCTTTTCAACTCATCAATCTTATTTTGTTTTCTTCTCACAGCATCAGAGAGTTTGCGCTTTTCCTCTTTCAGTGATACCAACTCATCTTCAACGTCACTGAGCTTCGCTAAAAAAAGGATTGAAGTACCAAACATACCGATGATGAAACCAAAGAAAAAAATCAATATTTTAATAAGCATTTTGACCTCCTATGTACACAGATAACATTGATTTATATAATATTTTAAATTCATTTCCTCTTCTCTTCATTCGTCAGGCATCTCCTTTTTCAACCCTAAATATTGATTTAATTATTGCTGGTCTACACCATTTTCTTTGAAATCGCCTCCATTCTCTTTCAGGAGAAGGATATTCTCCTCTTTGATTTCTGTACAACATAGCAAATGGAAGCAATCCAAGGTTATATATAAATGAAAGTCGTCCTTTAGCAGCATTTAATGAATCTCCCCTAAATCCGATCAAAACATAACAGCGTAGTTGATTCCGTCGAAAATATTTTCTTAATTTTTCAACTGCTTTAATTAAATATTTCTCTCTGCTTTCATCATCAAAAGAAAGCCATAATTGGTGAATACTTAAATCTCTCAATGCCTCTATATGCCAATCTTTTATCAACCTTGAATCTAAACCTCCAGAAAAATTTATCCGTTTTTGATAAGAAAGCATTTGAAAAACTTTCCCAAGATGAGATTTAGAACAAGCCAAAATATTATTATCCTGTATAATATTACCTTCTGGAAAATCGTCCAACTCAATTAACTCTTGTTTTACAAGACACCAAGGACAACGATACGGGCAACCTCTAGAAGTAATTGTCACGCCTTTTCTGATATAAAAACCAGCCCTGAATCCATTTGTGGATTCTCCATTTATAGCTGGTCCACCGATTTTTACAGGAGCAATGCATTTCCATTGCTTTTTTAAAAATTGTGCTTTTTCTATATCCCAAGAAAAGGCTACCGATATATGGACTTCATCATATTTAGGCATAAATAATTCTGGTTCTCCGAAATAAGCATCCCTATCTGTGGGGCTCATTGAAGTCTTTGTGGGGAAAACTCTGGCTATTTTCACATCCTACCCCTATTCCCAATCTATTCCAAAGCGATAATAAAGCTCTGCATTAGCTTGCCTATAGTACTCAGTAAGAAAGTCAACAACCTCTTTATCAGGCTTTGGGTAAGTTTCTTTCTTTTTCGGATTCTTTTTCTTTGGGTCATAATAAGAAGCTTTCAGTATCCGAGTCGGCAGCCCGAGAAAAAAATAGAGAATCTCATTAACAACAGCCACCGGTTGTCTAAAAAATTTTTCAGATTTGATAATGACAAAGCACTCTTCATCAAAAATACTCAACCATCGTTCTAAATAATCAACGTATCTGCCTCTTTTCAAGACTTCTGAATCGGGATTGAACAGGTCTGATTTCGGTATCTTATCTTTCCAATGCCAATAATTTGACCATGCCCTCTCTATCGGATTCCGTAATAAGATAATGAAATGATGGCTTTGCTCCGGAATATCTGTCTTGATTCGTATCGGTGCTTTCTCTGAATAGAGATAGCCGGGAGTCGTATCAAATGATAGGCTGATTTCTCTTTCTGGGAAGTATGATTCATAATGCTTCAGACCTTTTGAGTACTGCTTGTCATTATCAAAAAAATGAATCTCTTTTTTTCTTGCTGGCAGTATCTCCGGTACTGAATTCAGCATGACCCTCAATGAATTAGTGCCTGAGCGGCTAGCACCGATGATAAAGAAGTCAGGTAATCTCATCTTACATCTCTTTATTCTTTTCACTAAGCACTTCAATTGCATCTTTCAGCTCTTCAATCTCACTGTCTCTATTCTCTTTTGTCTTATTAACATCCCAATCGACTTGATGATATTGTAGGTTTTGCAAAAACCTCAACCTTAAAAGAAGCTGCCTTATGGCTCTCTTGAATCTTTTCATTTCGCTTTTCCCTTTCTTATTCTCTCCCACCATCCTATAGCATAATTAGTTCTATGATACGGCGATGGCCCTGCTTTTCTTAAGGCCTCAATATGGGCTTTCGAAGGAGACCCATGGTCATGCTCAAAGCCGTAGCCTGGATAAAACTTTCCAAACCCTTCAAATAAAGCATCAGCATAAACTCTAGCCACAATGCTAGCAGCAGAGACTGTATAAACTTTATTGTCAGCATCAATCAAGCACTCAACCGGTACGGTAACTTTGCTTCTGAAATAATTCATCCATTCTTTTGAAAAAGGGCCGTCTATGACGGCTCTCTCTGGTCTGATGTTCATCTGTAGAAGCTGTAGATATAGGCTTTCAAGGGCTGACATTATTGCATTGTTCCGAGCTTTATAGATCCCAACACTGTTTATCGAATTCACTGTCGCTGGTACTATCGTATAAATGCTGTTGCGTTGCAGCTTCTCAAAAAGCTTGAGCCTTTGTTTGTGAGTCAGCAGTTTTGAATCTTTGACACCTCGCATCTTTTTCAGTGCATATAGGGCACAGACCACACAATCGCCGGCCAGTTAAAGGGATGGCGAATAATTGCATTCATCAATGCCTATTATATTCTCCATCCTTACATCACCCCCTTTTCATATAATTCAAAGGCAGTTTCAATCATTTTCTCTCCAATGCCTTCAGCTTTCTTTAAGATCTTTGCTTCTTTTTTCTGAATTTTTTTGAAATCCTCTACTACAAATGCCAACATCGCAGTCAGCTCTTCAATTTCAGGAAGCTTTTCAGGTGGCTCTTCATCAAAATTAAAAAGCTTCATTACAAACAACATGCCTGAGTAATAGCCCAGGCAATATGAGCGAAAGTCCGGTGTCTGGCTTCCGCACATTTTTACTGCTGAAAGCATCCAGACTAAAAGCTCTAATTCTTTCTTTGACAGCTTTTTCATAATAATCTCCTTTTAGCTGAAATATTCATTAAACTCATGCTCAAGCTCAATAATTCTCCCTGAGTTCTCATTAAACCCTTTTTCTTTCATTTAGGTTTTATACCTCCAAATTTTTTTTGGTGGGCTTCATAGCAGTTTATTATATGATCTCTAAAACGATCCATCTTTTCTTCTATGCTGCCAATGCGCTTTTTTTTCTTCCTTATTTTTTTTACCTCCTCATAAAGGCAGCTGCACGGCCAGGTTATCAGCCTTCCTTGGCTGTCTTTTGAGGTCATCCATCCAGTCCAAGAGCATTCTTTACAGCCGACTTTACGGTTTTGGCTCATGCGCTCATCTATAATATCCATCGCCATACGGATCTCTGGGATGCTTATCATTTTGTTCCGGAGAAATTTATCAGCCGGGTCTCTGAGGTCCATAGCTACATTTATAGCTTCTTTTATCTGTAAGAGTGTATAACCTTGGAGTTCCTCAAAATAAAACTCAAGCTGATCTATTGTCATCGGCTGGCCAAAGTGATTGGCCATGCGGTCCATTATTGTTTTAAATCTTGGTTTATCGTTGAAGTCCATTATTTTTTACCCAACCATTCTTTGTATTTTTTCTCTTCCTCTTCCTCTCTCTGAAGCCCGCTCTCCTCCCAAAGCCTGCCGAAACGCTTCCTTAAGGTATCTGCCGAGAGTATGTTCTTGTACCAAAAATCGCTTTTATCAAAAATCCATATGATAAGCTGTTTAATCTCATCCTCAGTGGCTTCTTTCTTCTCAACCATAATCCTAAAAGTGTTAGCCCAGTTCTCTAAATAAGCTTTACCTTGAAACTTATACCTAGGAAGTCTTTCTTTAATTTTTTTTTCTAAAAGAGCAGCGAGTTCAGAATATTTTTCTGAACGTTTCTTTTTAACTTTACTTTTATTTACTTTACTTAGATTATATTTAATTATATTAGGGCAACGTTTCGTTCCGGTTCGTTCCGGCTTCGTTACGTCCCGTTTCAAGAATGTAGCAGGATTAGGATAAAGTGCTTTTCTTTGTATATCTTTTCTGAAAGATTGATGTTCATCAAACCCTACAATTTCAAGATAGTTCTCACCATCATGTTCATAAAGTTCAATAAGTCCAATTTGCCAAAGTTCATTTATTCTTTTATTAATAATAGAAGAGCTTATTTTTCTTCTTGTATAAACCTGGCCTTTAATAATATCTAAATCAGCATGAAAACGACCATAATCATCAGTCATTACAAGAAGCCTGTAATATAAATTTTCTGCTCCTTCTGAAACGGCATTAATTTTTTTACTTAAAATGATTACCTTATCAAGCATTCGTCCTTTCGCCATTATTTTTCACCAATATTTTTAATAGGTAATTTATACTTGATACAAATTTCCATCGCTAATTTTTTAACATAAGCCAAAGTAAAGCCAGGCTCTATTTCTTTCCAATTTTTAATACATGTATCAACCATCTCTTTATAAGCATCACCAAGAAAAAAATGATGTTTCTTGCCGTTTGATAATACCTTGCCCCTTTTTATTTTATCTTCATTTATCCTCAGCTCATTGATACAGACAAAACCAGCAATTATCATAGCAGGCCACATGCGGGCGATTTCAAAGCCGTCTCTCTCGTTAAATGTTTTACACTACAAAACATAATCATCCTTATGCTTTTTACCTTTTAGCTGTTTAAATTTCATTTCTCAAATCTCCTCAAGTATTTTCATTATGCCTTATTTGCTATGGATAAATCACTCACTTCATTTCCCCAATAAGTCCAATTTTTCCTCTTTTTCTCAGGCCTGGCAAATAGCTCTAAATATTTGAAGCCTGGGTACATCTTTTCAATTAAATCATAATAATAGTCAGGCTTTTTACTATGTTCACTTCTTTTTTCTCTATAAACTGAACTTACTCTATTTTTTGGTTCCGGAGGGTGAAAATTGCCTTTTATTCCCACAAGTAATATCTCATGCTGCGTCCTAAACCAGTAACCCGGACCAATAATTTCCTTATCCCAAATTGCTGTTGTTCTAAACAAAAAGCCCCATGCTTCCATGACTTCTAAAGCATGACATATAATTGATGCTGGACTCCAAAGAAAAAGTATCGCATCCTTTGCTGATGGTATTTCCAATTCTTTAATGTTTTCCAGCTTCATAGTCGGGTATTGTTTTTCTATCTTTCTGCTATTTGATATTGGATGTTCATATTGCCAGGGTGGATCGGCATAAATTACATTATATTTATCTTCAGGCAATGGTGGTGATTCTCCTTTTTCTTTGTCCCTTATCGCATCCCTCAATTCTCTTACTGACCAATTATTTTCTGCTGCTTTATTTAGCCAATAGCTCTGTTTATCTGGTGGAAGATAAGCCACCATTTCGTGATGCGTCCAAGATAAATTTACCCTTCGAAGGGTAAATTCTATATTTTTTGAAACCTGTTGGTATTTATTTAATGTTTTCCTCTCATATCCTAGCTTCTCTGCCTCTTCATATTTGCCATGCTCATAACGCCCCCAGTTGGCATTGATCCAATCACCAATCCAAAATTGATTAGCGATTTCAAAAAGCTTTAATTTTCTTCCTATTATTAATCTTTCTTCATGAGAAATGTTTTTGTCAAAAATTAATCCCATGCCATTATTCGTTAAATGACATTTTTCTGATATTGATAATTTTGGTTTTTGATATTTAATTAATTCAACCTTACTCATATATAACTCCCCTAATAATAAAAAAGCCCCGATGCAACCTTACTTGGTAGTGGCAATTGGACGTCTCTTGATAGAGACAGGCTGCATTCGGGGCTTTGTTTTCAATATTCATTTTCCACTACCAAGTTTGTCATACCTCAATTATAAAAAACTGAATTAAGGCTTGTCAAGAACTTTTTTCATAAGAGAGAGCCGCCAGCTTGAAAACAAAAGGAGGATGAAAAGGAGGGTTGACTGACGACTCTCTCATTGCTTCATTTCTTTTTCTTCAGCCTGTGCGGTAGTAAATCAATGTTAGCATTGAGACACTCAAACTCCCTTCTTAATCCATGCATCTGAAGTGCAATTTCTTTAATTGAGCATCTTTCTAAATCTTTCAACCAGAGTGCACAGGCCTTCTCATCACATATGCTTTTTGTAAACGGACAAAGACTTCTCATTGTTTCCCTCCAATTCCCAAGCATTCATCAGAAATAATAGGCTTCCTCACAAGCTGTTCCTCCCATGTAATTTTGCAGTTGGGCATGAGTGTGGGATAATAAAGATGTACCTGGACTTGAATCGAATTATCTTTTTCTTCATAATAACCTTCAGCACTCAATCGGATTATTTTACCATTTCCATTAACAGTCGCATCTTTTCCAAGCCTTATATCAGGACAAGCCATTTCAACCAGCTTACAGACAAGCTTGAATTCATTCGCATCGTGTTTTTCTGTGTCCTTTCCCCATGCGCCCTTTCTAATCCGAAGGTTAAAGCAAATCAACTCAATTCTACATTCCCAGCCATCAGGAAGATTCGGTTCAATTTTTCCTGCTATCGCTTTGGCAAACTCAATCTTTTTCAAGTTCTCTTGATATTCTTCTAATGCCCTTTTTTTGGCTTCTTTATAATTCACTGCCGCCTCCAAGTTTTTTTATAACGGTTCTGAAGGCTTCTCTCTTTTGAGCAAACTCTTTCTTCACATCATCAGGCACTTTGTAGAATGTAGTTTCATATCTTTTTGACTCAATAAGAAAATCACCAACCACTGCATTCTTGCCTCTGAACATGCTCTTGATTTCTTTGTCGATTGCCTGGTACTCTTCAGCAGCAGCCTTCAGCTCTTCTCTTCTCTGAAGCTTTTCAATAAGCTCTTTGTCTGAGATAATGTCAAAGCCTTCACCAAAGTCTTTGTCCGGGAAGCAGTGCGTGAGAGAGAAGTCGCATGATGTACAGATATCTTTGTATTTAGGTTCTGGTATTATATTTTTTTCTGCATTCTCATTTGCTCTCTCTGCTCTCTTCAGCAGCTCCTCAGCATAATCATAATCAAGACCCATGACCCAAAACAAAAACCTGCCGCTCACCTTGTCATAGAAAATCCAGAGCCCGTATTCAACACCTTTCTGAAGCATGTAGATCATCAGCTGTGCTGGATATTTTCTAACCCAATGATACTTCGACTTAGTTAAAGGTATGCCTTGGGTCTTGTGCTGAGCGATTGACCTGAATACATTTGGTGAGCATGCCTTATGCTCTGCTGGGATTTCAATTCTCCTGCCGTCTATATTGAGCCAGGCAATACCATCAGTCCTGCCGGAGATTTTGTATTTGTGCCATCTGTAATACTGGGCAGCGGGCTGGATAGGCAGCCCTGCTTGGTTTAGGAATGTGAGGTTTGGCAGCTCAACAATATTGCCGGTCCTAAAGAGCTGCTTCTTGTCAGGTGTCAACCTCGGCCTGAGCTCACCTTTGAGCCTGCAAAGAGCATGATATGTGTCACAGTCAACACCCAAGTCAGAAGCTCTGTTTGTGTCTCTGCTCACAGAGTCTGTGATCTCAGAGAGTATGTGCCTCTGCAGCTTTTCCTCAAGCATAGACTCTATCTTCTCAGTCTTCATTGTCCCCCCTCACTTCCTTCGAAAGCCTTTCCGAAATAATTCTCATACTCTTTTACTGCTCTGCCATAAGTGGCATCAATCCACTTGTCACTCTTCAGGTCTTCAAGCTTCTCTGCTTTGAATGTCTTCTTGCCTACTGTGAAGCTGCTGAACTTTACCAGCTTTGCAGACGCTTCTGCTTCATTGCCAGCAGTCAGTTCAAGACAGATGTCCCAGAGCTTATTTCTTCTCTTCAGCGCTTCTTCTGATAATTCTTTCTCTTCTTTCTTCTTGCCAGTCCTGAACTTGACTCTTGCAATCTTACCGATTTCAATCCCCGCTGCCTTCAGCTCATCCTCAGTGATATTCACCAGCCCAGCCAGCCGCTTGATAAGCCGGTTATAGAGGTTCGTCACAGCCTTCTTTCTAATCATGTTCATGTCAACATCCTCAATCGGCAGCAGCTTGCCGTTCACAGTGCCGAAAAACTTGTCCCTCTGACTGCATGTGCCGATGTCTTCAACATAGCGGTTCAGCTTTCTTGAGAGCGCTTGGCCATGAGCAACGAACTGATAATAGCGGCCTTTCTTGTCCTCATGCCATTCAAGCTTAGGTGTCTCTGACTTGATATGAATTCCCCAGGCTATGGCAATCTTCTCAGCTCCGGAGTCCATGAGGTAGAGAGAGTCATCCTGAAACAGCCAGTCTTTGTGGTTGGTGAGGGATAAAGAGAGAGTCCTCACTTTCTTGAAAAACTGAATGTTTTGCTCTACTTGCTCAATCTGTTGGGTGATGTTGATGATGCTTTCTTCTTCTGGCATAGAAACAGCCGGCATCTCGCTCTCACCGTTGAGCTGCTGCAGCTCTTGACTTTTTTGATTCTTTTCTGTATCTTTCAAAGTAACCTCCTTTTGCCCTGCATAATCCCCAAAGAGATATTAAGGCAGGGCTTTATTTTATTTCATTCATTTCTTTTTTTATCTTAATTGAATATTTTGAAGGAATATATTTATTATTTTTTGGTCTAATACGATGTATTAATTTCATTTCTGTTATTTCTGCAAGTTCCCAACTATTGAGTTTTTTTATTTTTATTTTAGTTATAATTTTACCATAGCGGTTAAGATGACCTAATACTCTTGCTCCTATATTAGATGAAATGCCGATGTAAAATATTTCATCAAGAGAATAAAGAACATAGATGCCTTCAATGTAAATATTTTCTAGTACCATCTCATCCCTAGGAATTGATACCCATTTATTGAAAGGAATTAGGTCGTTAGCTTTTTTTGCAATTTCCTGAATTTCCTTTGAATATTTTTTTAATTGATTATAAACTTCCATCTGTTTATAGTCTTTCTATTTTTTCTTCTAATTTTTTAACTCTTTCTTCTAGCTTCATTTGCTTTAAAGCTAACCTGGATGAATCTCTTTTTTGTTTTTTACTCCAGTGTTGCCATCTGCATTGACTTGAGCAAAATTCTTGCCAGAATCTCACAGGCTGAAACCTCTTACCGCATTCCAAGCAATTTTTTAGTGGTAACTTTTGCCTCTTATTTGCCATATAAGCCTCCTTTTAAAAAAGTACGTTTTTTGAGGTAAATTAGTTAAATACATATTTAGCTACTTATAGATACGTTGAAATGCACAACAATTCATTTCTGGTACAAATATAAACAATTCTAAACATCCTGTCAACCCCCAACCTCACCCAATATCTTCAAGACCGACTTTATTGAGCTTGTTGATATATCCTTTCAGTATAGTTCTGATTAACGAACTCTTGCTGCGGTCTGTCTTTTTGGCCAGCTCATTGAGCTGCTGATCGTACTCGGGCTCGATCTCGAAATTGACTACGACCTTGCCCCTGGATGTTAATCTTTTTTGGTTTCCAGTTCTCATATTTTTACCTCCTCACTAAACAATATAATAAAAGTTATCTCAAAAGTCAAGAAAATTTTTTAATAAAAAAGTATCTTTTAAGAGGTTAGCCATTAAAGCTAGACAAGTCACCCCAAAAGGTGATATAAATTTCATCGCATATTTCTTTAAATATTTTTATTTTTTACTTGACAAATAAGGTTGAGAAGCTTATATTATTAGTGTAATGAGAAAACAAAAGGAAGAGAAAGAAATGAGTGTTAGAGATTTTCAAAGAAAGAAAATTTATAAGGCTGAAAATGCTGCGATGAGATGTTGTTATCCGATTGATAGGTTAAAGCTGGATGAATGCAGACAACTTGTATCTCGAGCTTGTAAATTTTTAGGCCTGACTACTTCACCATTGGTTACAGACGGTCGGGGTACAAAACGGGCAAGTGGAACTATGTCTAAAATTAACTTGCCTAAATGGGCAAGAAACAAATGGATCGTTCTTCATGAAGTTGCCCACGCTTGTACTCCTCGTTCGTATCCAGCACATGGCAGAGAATTTGCAAGCACTTATCTTAAGTTAGTACGCCGATTTATAGGAAAGATAGAAGCTCAAATTCTAAGAGATGCCTTCAGACAGTATAAGGCAAAATATAGAAAAATAAGCCAGTGAGAAAACAAAAGGAGGAGAGAATGAGGGAAGATTTTTTGGGACTTATTCAAGGATATTATTGGCATGTCCGAATGAGTAATGGAGCAAGGTTTAGCATTTGGACTCCATATAATTTGACAAAGAAAGAGGCAAAGAAAAAACTGCTAAAGAATGCTAATGGTGATTATGTTGAAGTTTACAAAAGCCAGGACATAAAATCAATATGGCGGACAAGAAAAATATAAGGAGACAAAATGAGCTGGAGAAAATATAAAAGTCATAGAGCTGAAACTATAGCAGTCAAAAAAGCTCTGGCAAAAGCTGGTATTAAGGCAACCGTAGGCCATGGTAAGGGAACAGCCTGGGCATGGCTTGAAATTAATATCGGGCCTGATAAAAGAAAACACCAGAAAATCAAAGACGGCCATATTGTAGAGATGACGCTAGAAGAGGCAGGCATGCAGCCGTATTACTTACCATGTGTTGGTGGCTGCAAGGCTTGTGAAGAGGCAAGAAAACTAAGAAGGAAAGTCCTTGACATAGCCATGAAAGTAACCGGCCGCCATGGTGAATATGATGGTATGATTAATATCATATCTTAAAGAGGGGGATTTCATGAATAATTTTCATTATGGCCTAAAGTATGTCCTAGATCATTCAGAAAAAGAGATTCAGGACACAGTTAAAATGCTTGCAAAGAGAAATAGAGTGTCTAGAGAAGAAGCGTTAGAGAAGGCAAGCATGCAAAAGCTGAAGAGGCGGCTGCGGAATGAGCTGAATACAGCGCTTGGAAAAGCTATAGAAAAAGAGCTCAACCTTAGATTCCGCAGACTTTACAGGCTGAGAATGAAATCATAAAAAGGAGATTAGCAATGAAAAAAGATATCTTCAGACATGATGGCAAAAACTATGTCTTTCTTAGCTTCTTTGGTGGGGATTCAAAAATCTACGGTAGAGGCAAAGAGAGAATCCTTGTTGAGAATGGTAGGGTATTAATACATTATTCAGACCCAGAAGCCAGAAGAGTTAATGTTTAGCTTTCATTATATTTCGATAAGACCTCTGAAGCAATCTCAAGGTATTTATAATAAGGGCTGCCTTCGGCATCTTCACAATTATCTGAACCAAAACCGGGAACACGAAATCCGTAATAATTCACAAGCTGAGCGCCATGCTCCAAAGACTTCTCAAAAATAAACTTAACGCCCGATAATCCCAGCTCTTTTCTATCAAAAAACTCATTCCTTCCAATAGGCTTGTCATAATGTTTATAGCCCAAGATCCAATCATTGTCCTCATGATTCTGGTACGGCCAGTGCCTGTGTACTTGAATAATACTGACAATATCGTATAAACCTTTTTTCTTGGCATAGTCAGCATACTTTTCACCACCTGCGCCAATAGCACCACCAGAGACAATGAGACCTTGATTTCTGAGATTCTTAGCAATGCTGATTGCTCCATCGACATCATCTTCTGCATAGAGTTCGTTCCAACACTCGTAGATTATATTTTTCAGGTCTTTCGTTGCTTCAACAGTCTCTTCTATACTGCCTAAATCTCTGACACTATCTTTTAAGGTAAGCTCAACAACAACATTTTTTTCATACATCCTTTCGCAGAAGCTTCTAACAAGCTTTGGGTCGTTACAGATATCTGTTCTCAAGTAGTTCAAACCATATTTATGGAATTCTCTCTCAGCCCAAGTTAGACTGTAATTCTTACCACATCTGCTCCAATGTTCCCCTTCCTGCCCTGCCTCAAGGCAGAGCGCTTCTCTTCTCCAGACACCGATGCCAATAAATCTTTCTGTCCCATTGTTCTTGAAATAGAGAGCGCCATCCTTAATCAGCAGCCTAGAGGGAAGCGACTTTCTGGCACACTCTTCATACTTATTTTTCCAGTAACTTAGTTTCTCCTTCAGCTCATCTGCTGAATTTTTAAGGTAATTATTCTGTGCTTTCAAGAGAGCAATCTCTTCTTTATGCGCTTCTCTTATAATTTCAATTCTTGAATTACAATCCGCCTGCGATTCCTTAATCCTCTTCTCGCATAAATGTTTCATTTGGTCTTCTAACAGCTTCAATTTTTTGCGGCAGTTTTTCAGGCATCCAAATATTTCACAAAAAAAGCTCATAATGCCTCCCCATCAAGAAGTGACCTGGACAGCATGATATCGAAATTCTTCTATATCAAAAGTGCCGGCGCCAGAGGCCACAATCTCAAAGCAGTAGTCTCCATCTTCATCAAGGGGCTGCCAGCCAGTCACCCTGTTCGACTTATCATTATTTTTTCCGGATGGGTCATTGTAATAGACCGACTCAGCAGCCGCACTTTTGCTTAGCTTCAGTAGAGTATCATTGTTTTGAGAGGCCGAGTCTTTCACTTTGGAGGTCACAACTATTGATTTCGTACCTTTTGGCAGCATGGCATCTGTGTCAGCTTCAAGATTTATTAGCGTCGGTCCCTGTGAGCTTTGGCCTGTATAGGCCTCAAGCTGATTACTTGGTATGGCCTTTTCAAGCCAAATAACTTCATTGTTTCTGAATTGGTAGTTACCTTCACCAATGACCGAGCTGAATACCAGCATCGGCTGCGATATATAGACGATGGTTGAGCCGTCTATGGAGGGGGAAGCATCTGCATAAATTCGGATGAAAAATTGAGTCGTTGCCGCTGCGATTTGCCTGGATACTTCAAGCCATTCCCAAGAACCACTGCCAGTATGGTAGCTTGAATACGTGGCTCCTGTACTATCGTCTATCTTGATTCTTGCATGAGAAGCTGTTGATGTTTTTATCCATGCCCCAAAGGTAACTGTTCTTCCCCTGAATTTTTTATAATAATATTCTAAATAGTAATGGGCCTTTGGGAATCTTAAGTAATTATGTGCCGCTGTTGGAACAAGTTTTAAGGCATATAAACTTCCATCTTTTATTACTTCATCGTCTCTGTATACATCTGGATATTGATATTTGAACCATTGGTCATGCGCTTTAGAGTCAGCACCTGTACAGCAAGGTGTGATTTTATAGAGGCAAACTTCATCAAAAAGGGCTGTATTATTTGCCTCTTCACTTCCGAGTGTAATATATACATTTGTTGCTGTCGCCTCGAAAGTATGAGAGTAAGCCGTCCATGCCGCGTCTGTAAGCCCTGTCCATGACTTGTACTGAGTGCCGTTTTCGGTTGTTCCTATCTTTATGAATCCGCTCGACGCCGTTCCCTTTTTGAAATAAACTACAACCTTATAGATTTTTCCCACTGTAAGGCCTGTTATGTTCTGGTATCCGTATCGATTAGCTGTGCCGTCGCAGGTGACCTGGAGGCAGTTGCCAACTTGGCCTCCTGCCACAGAGTTTAGAGTTGCTCCCACTCCAGCCGCCCAGCCGTTCGTACTTGATTCGAACTCACCATTCTGCACCAAGTCCACACCTGCCGCTGTATCAGGCTGATTGACAGTCAGCATATTTGCACCACCCACAGAGCCGTTGACATCTTCATTATCATTGAACCTTCCGTCGCATGCCCCGAGCTCAATAGAGCCCGTTGCGTCCCCTCCTCCCCAAGAGCCAGAAGTTACTGTGACTGAGATAACTTTTCCTACTGCCCCAGAGGTTGCTCCAGTGAGCGTCTCCCCGATTTGCGGTTCTACTGAGCCAGAGTCAAAATTAAGAGTGCCAAGTCCTTTATTATCATCACTCTGAGACCAGACTCCAAAGCCTGAATTTATGAGCAGATTTATACCCCTTTCTTTTGGTACTACTTCTGAGTCTAGAAGATACCATGAGCCAGAGTGCCTGTAATAGATCCTGCCATCGTCACTATCAACCGCTATCATCCCATCCTGGGCTTCGGTCAGATTCGTTCTTGGGTCTGACATGTACCAATTGTTTTTCAGATAATTTATGAGGGTATCACAAAAAGCCTCATAGCCCTCATAATCAGCACCTTTGAGTAAGTCATCTCTTGATGTTGCCATCTTAGCCTCCTATTGACATTTGCATATTTTCTTCAGAGGGTCACCGCCTGGCAGTGTACCTGTGGCGCAGCTGCCGACATAGCCAAAGACTCTCATCCACTGCGAGGCATCTTCATAGTTGTGTTCGAGATCTTCACAACGGCCGATAATGAAGCATTGGCCTACCAGCCACTGTAAGTCTGATGCCTTCACTCCGATTGTCATGTTCTGAAAATCATAAGTCAAGCTTATCACATAGTAGTAGTGCTGTTCTTCCCCCTCACCTGAAGGGCTGAGTCCGAATGTATCCTGGAGTATGAAAGTATCGAATATCTCCAGCTCATCTATAAAATCAATCGGCAGTGTGAAGCTCACTACTCTATTGCCATAAGCTAGTCGCTGTAAATCTTCACCTGCTCTGAGCACTGCAAAGTCTTCACAGCTCACATACGGATATTCCCAGGTCTCATAGTTCTCAATCTCACTCTCAAAATCAGTTATAGATGACTCTGACTCAAACTCCCTAGCGCCACCGAACACAGAAGCAGCAGGGTAGTAATCCCAGCACACCTTGATTCTGTTCACTGCATCTCTCATGTTGAACTCAATCATCGGCGCATCGATGCAATCAGTCTGAGCAATGATCGTCTTGTCAGTATCAAATGTTGTAAGGTCTTTCCTACCGAAATGAAGCTTGCCTTCTCTGTCAGGCCATGCCTTGATGCCAAAGCTGAATAGAAGTTTTTGAAGCACTGAAGAAGCATCCTCTAATTCAGTGAGTGCCAGCTTGCCGCATTCACCCCAGCCATTGTCTTCAAACAAATCAGCAACCTCATCTAGAGAGTCTGTATCAATATAGTCTATCGGCATCTCAGCAAGATATATAAGAAAGAAGCCAAGGACATAAGCAGGGTTATTAACTGAGTTCCAAGCTGCTAGGCTGTAGCCTTCAGCATTGTAAGTGATTTTCTTGTCGCCTTGGCTTGAGGTGAAAGTAATGAACGTCCTGCCCTCGGCATCATTTGAGACTGTGTAATTAGCAGGGTTGACAAGCACGTCATCAGCATAGACTTGAAGCACTGAGTTGAGCGGATGAGCAGCTGCGATATATTTATGAGCAGTTGTGTCAACACAGTGAGCTTCTATAGCTCCGAGATGTTCCCCTGCTGTCAGACTGTGAAGCCCCAGCACTTCAGGAATCGATTTACCCACAGCATTCCGATGAGCATTCGGCCACTCTTCTGTTGTCACGATATAAAGTGGCAGTTTTTTTCTCAAGTATTTTTGCGTGATGTCTTTCAAGGTAGCTTTGAATGTGGGGCCAGAGACAATATAATCATCAACTATGCCTTGAAAATAAGCCTGCATCCAGCCTGCCGGCTCATCGGTCCAGCCAAAATACAGCTTGACCGGCTGGTTTTTGCAGTAGCCTTGAGCCAAAAGCTTCTGGAACTCCGAGTCGTTGCTGGCAAGCTCAACCTCCATGTCTGCAACTTGGAACATACCAGTGAAGTCGTCAATAGAGCGGGTGGCTGATGCAGCACTGAGAATCCGCCCTTCATAGAATCTGTCGGCTGCTCTCATGTCAATCGGTGCATAGTACTTCCAAACCAGCTCGCCTGCTATTTTCCAGGCCCACTCCCAAGTGAAATAGGGCGCCTTCTCTTCTGCTTCTCCGATGACTATAGTAAACATGCCGTAAAGATCGTCCACACCTGAGCTCATCTTGCCTGTCTCATCTGTGAAAAATTCACCGGCATAGCTCTCTACGTTGATATCTCCTAATCCTGGCAAAACATTTTCTTTGAATAATTTTATTCGGTAGACGCCGCCATTCATAGCAGGCATGGAAGGGATGGTTATCTTGGTATCGGAGTCGACGGTAAAATCAATACCCCTGTAAAGCGTATAGCTGCCTTGGCCTTCTTGACCCTCAAATGTAATTTCATCAACTATCGAGTCCCAGTTCACCAGATTGTTACTCGGATTTCTTGAAGTATCGCTCAGCTCAGAATTGCTCTGCTTAAAGCCTAGGCCTTCCATTACCAGCTCTTCGCCTCCATCGCCAGAAAATTTTCTTTTTGAGAGTGAGTTTACAATTGGGTTCAGATAATGGGCTTTTATTTTTGTTGCTTCAAAAGTGCATTTAAAATATTTATTATCTGGGAATGGAGTGCTCACATCATAATTAGTTGTAAAAATTGAAAAGCCTACCCTAAAAATATCATCCTGATGTTGATTGCTTTTGGGCCCGGCTATATATGCCGGAGTCCAGAGGGTATCGGTAAAAGGCAGAGAGGCGACGGTTATGGTTTGCCAATCAAACTGGATTGAGCCGCTTGTAGGAGGATAATGGCCCCATTGGTTTACTCCATCATAGTATTTGCCGTTTACTGTATCCGGATCCCATGTATCGGGGTCTGCTGGATCATAAAGTAAATAAGAAGCTAATACAAACTGTCCTACTCCAGCAGAGTTCTCTTCAAGTTCCACTTGAACATCGATTCCGACATCTACAATTTGATCGGCACTTGATTCAAGTTGGAAGCCGTCGCTTGCTATGTAAATAACCTTCCAGCCCCAAAATTTCGGAGAAACCCCATCATTTCCATGACCAATGATGCCGGTCTCTATGTGCTCTGTTGTCCAATCGTCGATATTATCTTCTTTGTTATCGGCAGAATTATAGGTAATTGTCCTAACTATGACTGATGTCCATTCTCTGTATGGTAGAGTCATTTTAGCCTAAAAGTCTAACACCTCTCGTCAGTGTTCGCAGGTCAATCTTCCAATCATATAACTCGCTTGTCAGGCCTTTCGCAATCTGAGTGCCGAAACCTGACATGTTCGTCATGTAGACATAGTAGCAGAACTTGAAATGATCGTCAGGTATAAATACAAATTTGCCACCAGCTCTCTTGACCGAACTCAAGAATTTCCTCATTTCACTGACCTGAGCTGGATTATTGATATTCTTAATGACAATACTGAACTCTTCTGCTTCTGAGTAGTAGTTTGACCAGATCTGGCCGTAATATGTTGTCTGAGTGCCTTCAAAGAAGATCGGCCCATCTGAGCGGCCGGGCTGCAGCCTTGCATTGCTGAATGACTGAAGGTTGCCTAAGAAAAGCTCGCCAAGCTCTATATATCCGTCATCATTATCGGCGTCAATGATCTCAAGCAGCCAGTACTGATGAGAGCCGCAGCTAAATGTTTTACATAAATTTGGGAAGTCCTCAATTAACCTGTTCTTCAGATTGACCTCACAAGCAGGACCGCCTGAGCCGACGCCCCACCAATCACAAGCGCCTGACTGACCTGGGCAGCCTGCATCACAGGCTTTCAAATTGAGAACATCACCGACATCAGTTAATAAGAGATTATGATTAAAAATCGCTACAAAATCTGGTGAAATGTTACTACCAAAGTCAATGCAAATCCATTCAGGAATAGCACCTGAAGTTGTACCGATACCAGTAAATCGAAACGGCTTCGATGGCCTCACATTATAGAGATTTTCAAGAACATAGAGAGAATCCTCAGAACTTGAATATAAATCAACTTCAGAATTAATCAAATTATTAATTGCATATCTTATTGCCATTATGCCACTCCTAGAGCTCTTCTGAATTTCCTCTTCATCTCTGAAGCGTTGACATCAAGAGCTTTTACAATCTCCGGTATTAGCTTCTGTCTGGCGTACTCTCTGTCTGAGATGATTGTACCAGTGATCTCAACCTCATTATTAATTATAATTTCCTGATGTATTGGCGCTCTTGCTGATGCTGATAACAATCTGTTGAGCTGAGATGATGGAAGTATGTACTCAGGGGCAGCAGGTGTGCCGTGTGCCATGACAAGCTGAGGCTTTGTAATGACAGCGCCACGTTGAGCACCAGCGATTGAGCTGCCGATCTTCTCTATAGCTGTAATAACATCCTTTATAGTTGTAACAATATGTTTTAGTCCAGCGTCTAGAGTTGATATGCCGCTGTCTACAGCAGCAGTCACCTGATCTAGCTTTGTATGGGCAATAAATCCAAGCTTATCCCTTATGCCTTCTGCAAACATTGCGGTAGAGCTGGTAAAATTATATATGTTCTGGAAAAGCTCTATAATGTAGAGCAGATTTACATGATAAAAGCCAACAAGCTCATTCAAAATATTTTGAGAGTTCTCCCAAATAATCTTGAGCCAATAGGTAACATCAGAGGCTTTCTTGCCAGCCCCACCAAGCAGCCGGCCGATGCCTGTCAGCAAGCCGCCAACTGCTTTGCCGATGCCTCCGACTATATCTGAAATTGCACCAAAAACCGCATCAGAGACTTTGCCGATATTTTTAATTTGGTTAATTACAACTTTAGAGGCGGCTTTCCAAGCATCCTGCACAGTCTTTGATATATTCTTGAAGCCAATCATTTTGCCTATAAGAAGGCCGATGCCGAGCGGTCCAGCCATCTTACCAATTGTGCCTAGGAATGAGCCGCCGATGCTGCCGAAAAGACCGCCCCCGCCACCGCCACCTTCAGCACCAGTGAGCAGCTTTCCGATGCCTCCAAAGACGCTTTTCACGCTGTCAAGCAGGCCGCCTGAGCCACTCACTATCCCCCCTATGAGACCCAGCGTCCACTTTGAGACAAGCTGGGCAACAAGGGTAAAGAACTGCTCTTTGATTGTCCCCCAGATGCTGCTCATAACATCAGAGAATGACCTTGCTCCAGACAGCATGTCCTTGAGTCCCATTGTCCAAGCATCTTTGATACGCTGTGAGACTTGGGTGAATTTTGACTCTGTTTTTGGAAGCTCTTGAAAAACAGTGTCTTTGAACTCAGTCACACCTGCTGTAGCTGGTGGCATCATGTCAGCGGCTATATCGCCAAAATTTCTTGCTTTTGGTACTAGAGCATCAAACTGCCGTCCAAGCACTGCAAGCTGTCCGCCCATGATGGCGATTTCATCTGTGGCAGCGGCCAGCCTTTTCTCCAGCTCTTCCACTGCCTTGTTATACTCTTCCTGGGTGATTTCACCTGATTTTAATTTTTTCTGAAGCAGAGAGAAAGCAGTCTCCAAATACTCTGTTTCTTTCTTTGCCTGGGAGACGGTTTTAATGCCGAAATCCTCAAGCACCTTTCCCCAAGTTGTAGTTGCGCCTGAGAGAAGCTCAATCTCTTCTCTTGCTTTTGTTACTGCTACTGTGTATTCTTCTTCAGAGATCTTGCCATCTTTGAGCGCCTTATCCAGGTCAGCAATTATATTAGTAAGCTCCTTGACCCTGTCCTGCTTCTGCTTTAATGTCCGGATGCCAGTTTCTTTAAGATAGTCTATCCATGTCTGCTGCTTCTTTTTTGCAGCTTCTGTCTCTACCCCCAGGTCTCGGGTGCTCGTAGAGAGTTTATCGGTCTTATCTTTTGCCCCGCTAAATATACCAGCTAAAACCTTAGCCTTATCACCCAGGAAGCCCATTGCTTTCTTGTAGATATCCGTCTTTTTCACTGCATCAACGAATGCCTGTGCCATCTCTAGACTTTTTTCTGATACAAGAACCTCGGTATGAATCATCTCTTTACGGGCTTCTGCAAGAGCCTCTTTCCACGGCTTGACAAACTTACCAGCTAGAGGAATTTTGGAAATCTTGTCTACCAGCCAAAGGAGAGAGTCGATGATGAATTCCTTAACCTTACCAAAGATTTCAACTGCTTTATTCTTGATGCCATGCCAGATGTTAACCAGGAATTTGCTGATCTTACTCCAATTCTTGTAAACAAGCATTCCGACAGTGATAAGCCCGGTTATTGCAGCGACGGCAAGCCCGACTGGGCCAGTTGCAGCGACCATGGCGGTCCTCACGAGCGTGAAGCCAGCAGCAAGTTTAGGAAGTAGCAGAAGCATCGGACCGAACACGGCCATTAAGCCCCCCAGCACTGTGACAACCTTCGTGATTGTAGATGCTAAGAATGGATTGGCTTTCATCCATGCTGAAATTTTTGATATTACACCAGAGAGTCCCTCAACGAACTTACTGAGCACGGGAACTATATTTTCAGCAATGGCAATAGTCAGACCCTGCATTGCACCCTTGAGTGTTGCTTGAGCATCAGCAAGGCGTGCTGCCTTGTCAGCAGCCTCCTGGTCGAACACCATGCCAAGTTCCCTGGCTTTCTTCCTTAGTGCCTCCATACCCTCGACGCCCTGAGCAAACAGCGGCAGCAGCTTCGTGCCAGCTCGACCGAATATATCTTGAGCTGTAGCGGCTCTTATTGTCGGGTCTTCTACTGCTGCTATGGCTTTTGCAAGGATCTCAAACTGCTGCTCTGGATGCAGGCCCAATAGCTCTTCATAACTGACACCGATCCGCTCGAACGCTCTCTGGTATGTTGTCATGCCTTCAGATGCGTCGACTATTGTCTTCTGCATCTTCTTGACAGCCTTCTCAAGCGAGGTCAAATCAGTGCCACTAATCTGAGCCGCATACCTCAGTTCTGAAAGAGTCTCTGTAGCAAAGCCAGTGCGGAGAGCCATCTTGTGGACTTCATCACCAGCCCTGACATAGCTCTTGACCATCATGCCGAGAGTGCCGACAATGGCGCCGCCGGCAAGAGTCATGGCTTTGCCGACACCTGCGAACTTACTGCTCATTCTTGCAGCGCTTCCGGCAAGCGTCTTCTCGTCACCTTTGACTTTTGAGACAGACTGCTGCCATTGAGTACGGTCAAGAATCATCTTGCCGACAATGGCGCCGGCAAGGAAACCACCAAAGCCGTCCATGGCTAGTCCTCTTCCTCCGAGTCAATCATTTTCATCTGAAACTCAAGCCTTGTCATCTCGTCCCTGAACTCAGTGCCTGTGCCCATGGCAAGCCGGCAGGCATAGTTGAGCCAGTACCGCCAGCGCAGATGCTTTTTTCTTGCCTCTTTCAGCCAGAAGTTCAAGTCTCTTACATCAAGGCAGTAGAGCCTCTCACCCGGAAACTGGCCCGGAAACTCACTTGCTATTATCGCGAGGTTTTGCCTCCAGGCCCTGTCAAGTTTTTTTCTTCAACAGCTAGCTCTCTCTCTGGTTTGAAGATGCAGTTTGTCACATAGGTAATGATCTCATTGACCTGTCTGAGCTCTAACTTGTTAATTACTTTTTGCTTGCCGAATATCAGCTCAACCTGTTCAAAAGCAGCTTCAACATCGCCTGCTCTGATTCGCTTTTCAAGAGAAGCCATCTTTCTCAGGACTTCTCTTGTCATCGGACGTGCTTCCAGCTTCACGCCATCAATTTCTACAGTGATCGGCTTATAAAGGCTTTTCTCTGTGCTAAGTTTTAGGCTCATCAGCTAGATACTCCCCACTGATACAGTTTGCCCTCGTAGCCAGACTCTTGATTCGGGAACACCTTAAACATAACATTCAGAACTCTCTGGGTCTCTCTGTCAAAACCAATATCAAAAGCTCTGTAGGGGAAACACTTGTAAAGCAGAACTGCATGGGTTAGGTCAGGATCTGGTACATTATCACAAAGCGGCTGAATGAGTATCTGCTTTGCACTTGAGTACATGTCGCAGCCGCTCTTAACTGAGAAGATGGCAATATCAGCACCGCCTGATTCAACGCCCTCAAGTAAGGCTATGAGCTGAGTTAATGTGCTTCTAGTCATTGGTACATTGAGCTCAACAACAGTGCCAGTGAACACTGCATCAACAGGAGTCTCGCCATAACCTTCTTCTTGAACATCAGAAACACTATCAGTAGTAGTGAAAGAGACTGTGCCAAGCACTGGATTAATCACAAGGTTTGAATCTCCATAGTCCCAGGTCAAGCGAACTGGACCTTTGTCTTTGAAAGGTAACTGTGGCATTTTATACCTCCGTTAAAAATTTTGAAGTCTTACGGTGGAAACTCCGTCGCAAGACTCAACACGAAATTACATGAAAATACATACAATCCTTTTTCATTAGGATTCTCTATTACAGCCGGCAAACCAACTGCATTTATTACCATAGCACAATAAGGGGGACCGCCGTCAACTGCCGGCAGCGCCCAGCCTGCTGTGCCATGTATTGATTCATAGATGCAATATGCATCATCTCTAGCTTGCATGTAACTCTCAGCTCTGTTCCATATCTGTAATGATTTCTCTTCCCAGTCAGGTAAGTCTGGCACAACTGTACCAGGTGAAGTTTCTAATATGACAACACATCTTCTCGGTGGGTCAGTGCCTGCAGGTGTCTTTACAGGCAGTGAGCCGACAAAAAGATTTGTGCCTATAGTCAAGTCACAGCCACTGAGGCTCTCGATGAATGTTGCTATGGATTTCAGCACTGTATTCATTGCATTGCCTCTTTTATATATTCTGCAACTTTCTTCATATACTTTCTCATATTCTTCTCAAGCTTTGACTGCAAGTATTTCGGCCCTGAGCCTGGTTCTGACCAATTCCAATTTGTCGGTGCTTCATGCAATCTTGCTGCATATTCAGTATTGAAGCCAAAGACAATGCTGATTCCTTTTCTTCCTATCTGAGCCTCCCCGATTGCCTGCTCTCGACGTAATGTACCTGATTTTTTCGGTACAGTAGGCTGCTCACTCACAGCATCAGCTAGCACAAAAGCAGCGACCTTCTCTAGTGCTGCTGCTGACTCAGTCTTATGCTTTTTTAGATACTTCTCAAAGCCTTTATCAAATTCTGAGAAATCCATGTAAAGCCCAGTTTTTTTCTTCATTTCACATAGACCTCTATATGATGCAGAGCTGCTGAGTTCTGTACTTTTCTTATTTCAACAATTGAGTACTTTGTTCCGTTAAATCTGATAATATCTTCATGGCCGATACTCACTGATGTATCAAAAAAGAACTTACCTGTGCTCAGGATTTCTTCTCCTTCAATGTTTCTTATTAATTTGTGATGTCTCATATATCTACACTTGATATTGTTTTGGGTAGTCTCTGAAGGCTCATTCCACTTGTCAAATGTCCGCTGTATGATATCACAAGTATTTATCAGAAGTCCTGTATATGACATCACAGATGCTCCTCAATCAAAGTTCTCAACTGTCTGACTCTGTTTCTAACACTGTGATTATTTCTTACATATGAGCATCCATCTTTTCTAATAGCCGAAAAAGCATGCGGCTCTATCAGTACAGCTTCAATCTGAGCAAACATGTTGACTTTAGATATAGGCACATAATGAGCCCACGGAATAAGACCTGCTCTATCAATGTCAGGTGTTCTAACACCGAGAAGAAGAGAGCCAGCTGCAGGAATTTCAAAGTACTTAGCAAGACCATAATGATAGACTGAGTCAGTTGCTACTGAACAGAAATATTTATTTAAAGTCATTGCATAGCTTTCATTGATACAAGCTTTAATCTCCCAACGGTTTAGTGGCGAAGGGTCATACCATCTAGGGTGACGCATCACTACAAAGAGCCGTCTATATTCTGATTTTTTAGGAATCGTATTTATTATCTGATTTCTCAGAGGATAAAGCTTAGCGTTCTTGTGTCCCGTCATTAAACATTTATTGATTGGGTTTTTTTGAATTCTAAGCTTTGTGTACCTATTATGTGGTGCGAAATATAAAGGAAAGAATACGAATCTTTTTTTATATTTAGGAAATCTCAAGCTAAACTGATTAAAATAAGTCACGAGCAGCAGGTCTGCTCTCTCTGCTACTGGCTTCATCACCTGCTCTTTGAAGCTGTGAGCACCGGTCAGAAGATAGATTATTTTTGGTAATTTAAGGCTCAAAGATTCAGAGAGCAATTCTTTACCATGAACGCCTGCATATATGAAGAGGATATCAGCATTCTTTGCATCATCAGTGAGATGTGCAGAATAGATGACATTGAAGCCGAGCGTCCGCTTCACAGAGCGAAAGAAGTTTCTGACTCTATCTGATACTCTGCTTGTCAAAAATATAGGATGCAGATATGCAACTCTTTTCAATGTTTTCTCCATGCAATGAGATTTGAACCTCTGCGGTTTTTCTTGCCGAGAGTTGAGGTCTTAAAACCAAGCTCTTTGAAGAATTCCGGGTATAGATGGCTTCTATGAACTTCATACGGATTTCCCTTTACTGCCTGTTGAACATACCGCCCCCATGGGCAAGCAAGCATGAGAATCTTTTTCGTATGTTTGAATAGCTCATTAAATATGTTAGGTAATAACTCTTTCTCTACATGCTCAGGCCCATGCCACCACATCACAACATCAAAGCTCGCAAGCGGTATTTTGTTCACATTTCTTACATCGGCTTGAATGATATTAAATCTTGGATCTTGTCTATAGTATAGGACATTTTCAGTCCAAGCTTCCATAATCGTCACCTCATAATCTTTCTTTACGAAATAAGACAGCATCTCATTCCTTGCTATGCTCGCACCGATATAGAGTAGAGTCTCATAGTCCAGCAGATCTGGCACGGCAGCAAATGCCTGTCTTGCTCTAGCTAAATTCATTCAGCCTCTCCCGATGATGCCAGAGTGAAGCATCAATGAATCTCTCTATTGACTCAGTGTTACCAGGTATTCTCAAGCCTAAGAAGCTGCAAACCTTTTCAAGCTCTGATCGCCAGTCAGAGAAGTAGTTATGATAGTATGTCCTTATATGAGGCAAGTACTTCACATTCTTTTCAGCTTCAGAGCAGTAAAAATTATACAGCTCCCTACATTTTTGTACTGTAAACTTATTCCTCTTCTGCAAGCTCATGGCCACTTCTATGAACGGTCTAAACACCAGCACAACCCTCAGCTCTTCTGGCTGTATTACCTGCTGCCAAAACTTTAGTGTAAGACAAGCCCTCGGATCTTTCCATCCGACTGCTCTGTCAGCAGGCCATTTTGCAGCAAATTGGGACATCTTCTCAATCAACCACTGAGGCACTTTGCTCACAGGCTTGCATTCTCTCCAGCTCGTCTTGTTCGCTTTGAGGATTTTGATGTTCAAACCAAGAAATTCTCTGTCTTCATAATGACCTTTCCGATTATCTCTCAGCCCATCGAGCAGATTATTACCAAGATAGAGGCCGCAGAGCTGAAGTAAGCCAGCAACCATTGAAGTGCCTGAGCGGTGCATGCCGCAAATTATAACCTTCATTTATTTCCTAACCTCAAAGACAATGAACTTTCTTTCACCATCATTGAACAACACAACCGCTGCCTTGATGGAAAAGAACTTCCAAAGCTCTTGTCTGAATGCTTGCTCTTGGTGATAGTACTGAGTGCCCTTGAAATCGAATGATCGCTTTGTCCAAACGCCAAGAGCAGCAACGGCGGATCTCTTCATAACTCTCGCATATTCTCTGAGACCCTGCCTGTAGTTGAACATCCTGCTGAGAGGACCGAAAGAGACAAGCGCAGTGATGCTGCTGTCAGGATTAGAGAGAACTAGCCTGCCGTTTCTGATATCATTCTTTGTTGACAGCAATGTGAGTTTTTTTCTTCCGAATATTTTCTTTTTGATTTTCTCTAACTCTCTTCTCATTGTAATCTCTCCAGACAATGATTAATCCAGTCGATTACTTTGACTGGTGTACAGTACTCTTTGAACAGCTTTTTTGCCTGAATACCTATTTTGATGCATGAGTCTCTATCATTGATGCACTGCTCTATTACACTGAGTATATCAGAGTAGTCATCTCTGCAAGCAATATAATGAACGCCAGGCTTCAGCTCTTTCCAATACGGCAGCACGATATCAAGCTGCGGTGAGATGGTACAAGCTCCGAACGCCATGTACTGAAACTGGCCTCTATCCAGGATGTCATTCCTAGCACCAGGCACGCATACGGATACAAGACACTTATTCACTTTTTTCCAGAATGCTTTTTTGCCAGTGAATGATGTATCAACTTGTCCGCCGTACCACTCTTTGAGCCTGTACTGGACAAACCTTCTTCTCTTGAGAGCAGCTGCCCCAGGTCGCTGGTTGCTGAGAATCATGCCGTTTGCATTGTATCTGAGCATCTTCTCAAGCTTGAGATACTCAGTCCAGTCGTAGAAGCTTATCGGTGTCAGAGGGAAAGTGTTCTTTAGCTCTTTGTGCCTTTTCCGAGAATAATGAAATCTGAATTGAGCATCATACTTTGGATAGTCATCAGCCACGGTGAGATGATCACCAAAATCGATGAGGATGCTTCTGTCTCTGTAGCACATGACAAAGCCTCGGCCCTTTCTCTTATCATGGTAGAGCTTCACTTCAACACCCGCTGCTTTCAACAGCTCAATAACAAACTTGTAATGAGTGTCATAGTATCTCTGACCTGTGTATTCAGGTACATAAGCTATATTATTCACGCCAGCTCTCCCAAAGCTTTAAGTCTTTTTTTACCCAGGTCAGTGACAAGCTCAAAATTGTGTCCCCAAAACAGCTTCTTCTCTCTTCTCAGCTTCATCGTCTCAAAGTCTCTGTCTCTCACTTTGTGAGCAGCTCTCCATGTTTTGTCTCTTAGCCTTTTATGATGTACAAGAGCCGATTCACAATAGCCCCATTTATTGATGTTTCGTGCGAATCGGCCGAGCTCGAAATCGCTTGAGTAGTGAACAAAGTCAGGACAGAACACACATCTGTGCGGAAATCTTTCTTGATATTCTGCCTGATGCCGATGAGCCCATCTGTATCAGGAAACTTCTCTCTCAGCATCTTTACAGCTTTTTCAATACAGTCTTTCTCAAAGATTAAATCATCAGAGGCATAGAACACAGCATCATCCCTTGCGTACTGCAAAAGAGTATTCATAGACATAACAAAGTCTTTTCTATTTTTATTATAAATCAAACAAACAGGCAGCTTGGCAATAGTATGCAAAATGCTCTCATTGCCATCTACTGCTATGAATACTGAAATATCTTTATATGAGGAAGCTCTAAGGCTTTGTACAGTCGCCTTCAATGTGTCAAGCCTGTCAAAAGTGCTTATCAGCACATCAACTTGCATTGATGAGCCTCCTATATGCTCGTTTGTATTTCTGCACTGTGTCAATGGCATGATAGTTCTGAAGCACCCATAGTCTTGTTCTTTCTTGTATGTCGGCAAGCATAGCAGATGAATCAATCAACTGCAGTAGTCTTTCTTCAAGTGTGTCAAGATTGGCAAATACAAATGGCACTTTCTTTACTCTGTTCAGCACAGCACAGGCAAAACATGCGCCCTCAAGTGAGGTGCGATGCCAGTTGCCTGTAACAACATCATCAATAAGAATATGGCTGCTCTGTTTCAATCTGAGATTCTCTCTGTAGCTCCTGCCTTCAATCCAGATTATTTCAACTGCTCTCTTTCTTGCAACCTCATCAAGGACTTTCTTAACCTCATAATAGCCCTTACTGCTTCGATGAGCAGGCGACAGCTTCGTTGTCGGAGCGAATGCTACCCTCACAGTTGATGCCCTTTTTATCGGCCTGTATTCATCTGGGTCGATCACATTCGGCAGCGCTGGCAGCTTATACTCTTTCTCCTGCAGCGGCTGACTTATTGTGTAACAGACATCGGCAAGCTTCATGAGCTCATGCCAGTTGCCAAGCCGTGGGACCGAGTGAAACTGAGCAAGTATTTTCTGAGAGCTGTGGAAGGAGGCAAGCTCTCTGTGCCAGTAGTTGTTAACATGCCAGATATCTGCTTTTTTCAATGCTATAGATGCTGTGCCGTTCATTGAGAGCAATAGATGATAGGGGAATACTCTACCATCAGCATAACGGAAAGTCTGATTGATAAGAGATACATCTAAGTTAGTATACTTCTTCAGTGCTTTAAACAGTTCCCATGGTGCTGCTGCCAACGGTGTTCTTGAGAAGATAGCTACCTTCATTTCTTTCTCATGCCTCCCTGAGTTCTTCTCTCAATATCTGGGTCATGCAATAACACTTGATACATCTCTATGACTTCTGAGTCTTCAAGAGCTTCAAAACAATGCCAGAGACCGGGCGGCACAGCACTCACCTGACCCTCTTTCAATGTAGTCACATCTTTCATACTCTTATCCCGCCAGATGGTTATCTTCAGCTTGCCGGAGATGATATAAAAAATATTGTATTTATACTCATGTTTATGCTCTGAGCAGTAGCCTCCCTGCTTTATACTCAAATGATGAGCAGAGACAAGAGCATTGCGAAAGAATTCAGTTGTCTGGCCCCAGACTTTACCTTGTGTCTTCAATGAAGCACCTCACTAATTGATTTTTTCTCAAAGCAGTTTATAGCAGAATCAGGGCATAAATTGATGACTCTGATGCCTTTTGCTTTGATGACAGAAGCTGACTTCTCAAAGAATCTTACAAAGTCATTCACTATTTTTTCTGACTGAGGCGCAGGGTGGCCGTCATGCCAGTGTGTTCTATTGTTTGAGAACTTACAATCAAAACCGAGCAAGTAAATCGGGTTAGCACCTAGACAAGCTGCAATATTCAGTGCTGCATAGCCTGAATTATTACCATGTCCGATGCCTTCTTTCAGACTCCATGTGAATGCTCTGAGGCCGGCTCTATAGTGCTTGTATACCTTGATGATATAGATATAGTCTGGCAGCTTCACTGTGTATGTACAGAGCCAGACCCTGTAAGAGCGAAGCGAAAGAAACCTATCTCTAGCAGCACTCCCGTATTTATCGTTAAGTAGCCATTTCAAGAATCTAGTATCCATTGAGAACATCACTGTCGGCTCAAACTTCTCAAAAGCTCTATTGATGCCGATTGTCCTTTTGCCTTTGAGAAGATGCCAATCAAAATCTACCAGGCTCGGTCCGCCACCAACTATGAAGCATGGCTTATTTTTCCAAGAGCCATCTGGCAGCACCTCCCAAAGAAAGCGGTTGACAAGTCTGTCACTTCTGTACAGTGTTGCTCTCTCTGCTGATATCATGGCGTCTGAATAATTGGCTTTTTCTGCTTCATGTAAGCTCTGAGTATGATATCAACCTTTGGAATGCCTGTATAGATGCCCTTCTTGGAGTAGCCTTCGATGCCGATTTTGTAAGAGTAGTCACCTATCTTTTCACTTTCAAACATACCGACAGATGCAAATGAGCCTTCATTGATTGCATCAACCAAGTAGATAGCTGCTTTCTTTATCGGCTCTGGCACTGTGCTGTAGCCTGAAGTACCGACTATCCTGATATTGTTGTAGCCTCTCGGAAAGATACCTTCATTTGCTTCTTGAGAAAGGACATAGTAGTACTCAGAAAGCGCAACGCCAGACTTGCACAGATCAAGATAGATAGAGTTCTCATCAAAGCCGTACCATGTCGGATCGAGCTCATAGCCGCACACATAGACAGTTGACACACTGATGATATTTGCATGAAGCGGCGGGAAGACTCTATTCTTGCCGTTGCCGTTGATATAGATGTCAAAAGGCTTTTCATAGAAATGAGTGCTGGTGGTTTTTTCAATGAGCTGTTCTGCAAACTTGATAGTATTCTCTTTGCATGCGGCATCACAACCTGAAGGCCATGAATCTATATCAGACGGGTCAATATAATTTCCCATAGAAAGCTCCTGTCAACCCTTCACAAGGAGAAAGCAGAGAGAAGAAAGAGGCCACTCTCTCTCTTCTCTCTACCTATCTTTTATGTCTTCCAACTATTCGATGACTCTCTGCTGCACGCACTTCAGATAATCAATGTCCAAGTAATATGCATCAGCCGCATCGTTTCTGAGGCCGAAGCCGATATTCATCTCTTCATCTTGACAGATATGAGTAGTCACTGAGCCGGTAGCGATGCAGTACTGATCACTGTCTCTGAACACAAACCAGCGGATAGTGCCCTGGCCATCCCAATGAAAGCCTATCCTGTACCATGTGTCATCTTCTAGGTCGAGTGTCGTATCAACGTCTGTAGCGACGCCGTCAACAGCGGTGGAAAAATACAGATCATCACCGCCATCATCAACATGAAAAACTACATAGTCATTTGGAGCTGTGAAGAACTGATTGCCAGTGACAAGCCCGAACCAGAAAGAGCTGTTGTCCGGGTCTTCAACCTTGAATCTAATCTCTGCATAGAGCGGATAACCGTCAACCAGCTTCCAGCACTCGCAGCCATAAACAAGCTCATCTTGATCATCTGCATCACCAGCATTAGTTATTCTCAATACTCCGTTGACTACATCAGTGCAGGCCTCAGTAGCAGAGCCGGAGCCTCTTTCAGTAGTGGTGACTGTCCAGCAGTCTGAATCATAGCAGCAGAAATCTAGCTCTAACCGGTGAGCATCCTGAATGGTGAAGCTTCTGAACCAGTCCCACTTATCGTGATTTATATGATAGTTCAGAAAATATATGTCTCTGATGAAGAGCTCTTTGGCATTGTCATCAATGTTAGCATGTGGAAATTCCATCTTTTTCCTCCAATAATTTGATTAACTCTTTCTTTGACTT